GTGATGAACTCACAAATTAACAAATATCTTCAAATGATGGATCTGTATATTAATTTTTCTTTGGATAATGAGTTCAAAGAAAGTATTAAGACTCCTATTCATGAGGATTTCTCATATGGTTCTTTCTCTGAAGGTGAAAAGCAACGAATCAATCTGAGTTTACTCTTAGCTTGGAGAGACATTGCACGAATGAAAAATTCTGCAAACTGTAATATTATGTTTTTTGATGAAACTCTAGATAGTTCTCTTGACGGAACTGGAATTGAAGACCTTCTTAAAATTATTAATTACATTGTGCAAGACTCAAACATTTTTGTCATCACTCATCGTGATGGGTATGATGACAAATTTCAAAGAGTGATTGAGGTGAAGAAAGTAAATGGCTTCACCAAAATTTCAACTTGACTAACCTTTTAACTTTTGATATAGTGAACAACGACAACCCTGAAATTATTATGCAGCAAGATTCAAAATTAGATTGGACGGCGGTTAATGCTGAACTGGCTAAACAGCTTCCTAAAAATGATTCCACTCCAGAAGCATCACAGACCAATAAAGACTCATTTTGGCGATATGAAGAAGGTAAAACTCTAAAGGCTCTAGAGGAATACATTATTAGCACTTATCAATCTCATTACACCTCAACTGAATCTAAAGTTCAAGTTGTAGACTTGTTTGAGAGTATTGGAGAGGCTTCTGCGTATAGTCGCACTAGTGCAGTCAAATATCTTCTTAGATTTGGACGTAAAAATGGCAATAATAAAAGAGACTTGTTAAAAGCTCTACATTGTTGTATTCTACTTTATCATTTTGGTGGTCTCCATAATGATGCTACCGATAAATATGAAACTTTTGGAAAATAATGAAACTATCTAATAACACTCTTGCAATTTTGAGTAACTTTGCGAGTATCAACTCTAACATTTATGTACGAAAAGGTAATGTTCTTCGTACAATTTCAAATGCAGGTGAACTTCAAGCTGCAGCGCGAGTGGAAGAAACATTTGAGACTGAATTTGCATTCTATGATTTACCTCAATTTTTGAAAGGACTAAAGTTGCTTGATAATCCTGAATTGGAATTTTCAAAAGATGGTAGTTATATGCTCATTCAGCAAGGAAGTCATACTATTAAATATTTCTTGACTGAACCTGATTTGGTGAATGCACCTGAAGACAGGGATATGAGACTTCCATCTCAAGATGTATGCTTTCAAATGAAATCTGAGCAATTTGATAAGCTGATGAAAGCTACCAATGTATTTGGACTTGCAGACTTTACAGTCTTGGGTAAGAATAATGAGATTCATCTTCAGGTACGAAATAAAAATAATCCAACATCTAATTTGGTTTCTATTTTAGTTGGCGAAACTGATGAGAATTTTGAACTTAACTTCAATAAAAATAATCTATTGATGATTGAAGGTTCATATGATGTAGTGATTTGTAAAGACATGTTGGCTCAATTTACAAATCAAGATTTTGATTTGACCTATTTTGTGGGATTGGCGAGCGATAGTTCTTTTGATTGACCAAGGAGCTACAATTTAAACAATGAATCTGGTGATGAATGATTATGCGAACTTCTGATTTTCTTTTTGTTGATAAATATGCACCTCAAACTGTAGAAGACTGTATTCTACCTGAGGAAATTAAACAGACTTTTACAAATTATAGAGATACTAACAAAATACCGAATCTCATTTTATATGGTGCATCGGGCATTGGAAAAACCTCAGTAGTTTTAGCTTTGGCTAAAGAACTGGGAATGGATTTCATGAAGATTAATGGATCGAATGAGGGAAGAAGTATTGATACGGTAAGAAATAAAATTAGTGCATATGCATCTACAATATCTCTTTCAAATAGTGGAAAGAAAATTCTTTTGCTAGATGAAGCCGATAATCTAACCTTTGACGCACAAAAAGCACTTTTGGGTATCATTGAAGAAACACAAAGAAATTGTGTTTATGTGTTTACTTGTAACTATGTGAATAAGCTACTCCCTGCAATTCATTCTCGAGCTTCATCTATTCAATTTAAAATTCCAGTAAAAGAAAAGCCTAAACTTGCAGCTGAGTTCTTTCAGCGATTGATGTATATTCTTGAAACTGAAGAGATTGAATATGATAAGGCAATTCTAGTAGAACTCATTAAGAAATACTTTCCTGACTTTCGGCGAACTCTTCATGAGTTACAACGATATACATCGTCTGGTAAGTTGGAATTAAATGTTTTAGCTGCGGCTTCAAATTCAAATATTGAACAACTTCTTACTTATATGAAAGAATGTAACTTTACCGAAGTGAGAAAGTGGTGTGCTCTAAATTCAAATGATGATATGGGTATGATATTCCGTCAGTTGTATGATGAATTGCCTAAGGTCTTAGTATCTAATACTTTACCTTCTGCAATTATACTTCTCGCAGATTATCAATTCAAAAGTAATTTTGTCGTAGACCAAGAGATAAATCTTGTTGCCTGCCTTACAGAAATAATGGGAGAGGTTAAATTCCTATGAGTGATATTTGGAATTGGGTGAAATCAATCAATTCAAGTAAAAAGAATCTATTGGAAGCTGGTGAAGATATTAAGCAATATTCTCCATATGTTGTAAATAAGTCGTTATCGTATTATGTAGATACTGTTTTATTTGCAAATGAAATGAATCGCTCTTATCATATTTCACCTGAAGCACAATATTTATTTTATTTACATTCAATTCGAAAAGGTAATAGATATTCTCGTTGGGTTAAAAAGGCGAGCACAGAGAATATTGAGTTGATTAAGAAATACTATAACTACAATGATGCACGAGCTTATGAGGTCATTGATTTATTCTCCGATGAACAATTGAACTATATAAAGAATAAACTTGAAAATTGTGGATTGAAACAATGAATAATTTTAATGAAAATCGGGTGGAATGGAATCCATCAATGATGTTGGAGGTTGTATTATCTGAGCCTGATGACTTCTTGAAGATTCGTGAAACTTTGAGTCGTATTGGTGTAGCTTCTCGAAAGGAAAAGACCTTGTATCAAAGTTGTAATATTTTACATAAACTTGGGAAATACTATATTTGTTCTTTTAAGGAGTTGTTTGCTCTAGATGGTAAGTATTGCTCACTTACCTTTAATGATATTCAAAGACGGAATCGTGTTGCTTTTCTGCTACAAGATTGGGGACTTTTGACGATTGTAAATCCTGAAAACTTTCAAGATATTGCACCTTTGAATCAAATTAAGGTTATTGCATTTAAAGAAAAAGACGAATGGACTCTAGTTCAAAAGTACACTATCGGCAAGAAATCACCTTCCCAGCCGATAGAAGAAGAATCTAATTAGTGTAGACAAATCCGAACATAGAGGGGTAGTTCTCCACATTTCTGTTTTAACATATTGTGCAATATATAAGATAAATCATAATTAATAGGAGGTAATCCTTAAATGACTTTATTCACAACATTCCGTTCACCTTCAACTTTTGCAAGAGTTCTAGACGAACTCTACTTTGAAAATTCTAATTCTAGGTCTAATGTCACTATCAGTGATGATAATCGTGCTAAACTAGAAATTGAACTTGCAGGTTATAAAAAAGAAGAGATTGAAATTTATATGGAAAAGAATTATCTTTATGTTAAAGCGAAGAAGACTGGTTCTTATAATCGCTCATATTCTCGCTATTGGTCTCTTACTGAAACTGAAAAAGTTGGCTCAATTCAATACGAAAATGGTCTACTTTCAATTGAAATTTTGAGAGTGATTCCAGACGAGCAGAAACGCAAGAACTATACGATTGAATGAATAAATAATTAAAATTTAAAGAGAGAGAGAGTCAGTCAAGCTTCAAAATAGATTGGGCTTGACGGTCTCTCTTTTTTTGTGTTATTATAACTGAACAACTGAAATAGAGGTTTCTACTACATGATTCAAGTAATTTTATTGACCAATAATCAAGTCATTATATCTCATTCAACTCCAAAAATTGATGAAGATTCTAGAGAGGCATATTTCTCTTTGATGTATCCTTATTTAATTCAAACTGATGAGGAAGGTGATATGTCCTTAGATCCGTGGTTGAGTACATTTGTAAAACCTTCTTCTGGATTCATTGTATATCCTGATAAAATTATTACAATGCAAGAACCTAAAGATAAATTACTTACACGTTATAAAAAAGTTGTTCTACTAGAAGATGACGTGAGAATAGATGATTTGAACGTTAAAGAGGAAAAAGTTGAAAGAGAGGTTGAGTATCCAACTCAACCTCAACCTCAACCTGCAATGTACAATGAAGACGAGGATCTTGAAGTTTATGAAGGTGATGTGGAGGTCGTATATTGAGATTTTACACTAATGTAAAATTAATCGGAAATTATATTTACACTAGAGGTTATGAAGATGGAGTAGAAGTTAAAACTAAAGTTAAGTATAAACCTACTCTCTATATTCCTTCTAATAAGAAAACAGAATATCAAACACTAGATAAAAAATACGTATCTCCTTTGACGCTTGATTCAATTACGGATATGCGTAAGTTTGTTCAAAAATATAAAGATATACAAGGTTTTGATTATTATGGTAATACAAATGCTCTTTATCAATACATCTCTGAAAGTTATCCTGAAGAAGTGATTGATTTTGATATTAATCAAATTAAACTTTATATTCTAGACATTGAGACTACTGCTGAACAGGGTACTATCGATGCTGAAGCTGCGCGAGAGGAAATTCTACTTATCACCGTTCAAGATTATGCGTCGAAAGAAGTCATAACTTGGGGAAGTAGAGGAATTTTAGAAGTAATTGAAAATCATACATACATTGAATGTAAGGATGAAGCTGAACTACTTCAATCCTTTTTGGACTTCTGGGAGAATAATTATCCAGATGTAGTAACAGGCTGGAATACTTTGATGTTTGACCTACCTTATATCATCAATCGTATCTCTAAAAACTTTGGACCCGATGAGGCTAAGAGACTATCTATTTGGAAAAGTATAAGCACCAGAGAGTTTACGGTAAATGGTAAAAATGAAATTGAGTATCAAATATCAGGTATTACTATTCTAGATTATCTTCAACTCTTTAAGAAATTTGCCTTTATTAGTGTAGAAAATAACAGATTGAATACTGTTGCGGAAGAAGTTCTTGGTGATACTAAATTGAATCACGAAGAGTTTGAAAGCTTTAAAGACTTTTATACTCAAGACTTTACACTTTTTGTGAAGTACAATGTTCAAGACTGTGACCTTGTTACTAGATTTGAAAAGAAATTGTGCCTTATCAAACTTGCATTTACTCTTGCATTTCAAGCTAAGGTAAACCCTGAAGACGTTTATTATCAGGGCCGAATGTGGGATGGTATTATTTACAATTATCTACGTCGTGATAATATTGTAATTCCAATTAGAAAAGAAGTAGTTGAAAAAACTGAAAAGTTTAAAGGTGCTCACGTAAAGGAACCTCAAATCGGTAAATTTAAATATGTTTGTAGTTTTGACCTTGCTTCACTATACCCATCACTCATAAGAACTTATAATATCAGTCCTGAAACTTTAGTGCCTGAACGTAATAATTATGTTTCTATTGAGAATATCATAAGTGGTGAATTTGAAGCTAAACTTGAACACTCGAATTATTCAATTTGTCCAAACGGGTCAATGTATACTAGAGAAAAGCAAGGATTTCTTCCAAATATCATGGAGAAGATGTTTAATGAGAGGTCAGTCTATAAAAAGAAAATGCTTCAAGCTCAATCTTTGTACGAGACTAATCCTTCTGAAGCTCTAGAAGAAGAAATTTCAATGTATAAAATTTATCAACATGCTCTTAAGATTTGTCTTAATTCTGCTTTTGGTTCTCTTGGTAATGCATACTTTAGATTTTATGACATTCGTAATGCTGAGGCTATTACCTATTCAGGTCAAGTAGTCATCAAATGGATTGAAAGAAAATTTAATGAATACTTAAATCAAGTTGCTGGAACTAAAAATGTAGACATGACACTAGCAGTTGATACGGATTCGAATTTTTTGTATTTTAATCCAATTGTAGAAAAAATCTTTAAGGGTAAAAATCCCTCAGAGGAGCAGGTTATTAATTTTCTAACTGAAGTGTGTGATGGAGTTATACAAAAATTCATTGATAAATCCTTTGATGAACTTTGTAAAAATACCAATGCATATGAAAATGCACTTCACATGAAGAGAGAGAAGATTTGTTCTTCTGCTCTTTGGAGAAAAAAGAAAAACTACATTCTCAATGTTTGGGATAATGAAGGTGTGCGATACGCTAAACCTAAAATTAAAATGACAGGAATTGAGGCAGTTAAAACTTCAACACCTGCATTTTGTAGAACCGCAATTAAAGATGCTATTGATATTATTATGAATGGTGATGAAGATGAACTTATTCAATATGTAAAGAAAACACGAAGTGAGTTCTATAAACTGACTCCTGAACAAATCTCAACTCCAATGGGTGTTACTGATATAGATAAGTTTCATTCAGCTTCCACAATATATCGTAAAAGTACTCCAATGCATTCCAGAGGGGCACTTTTATACAATCATCATTTGAAGCATCTTAAACTTACTCATAAATATTCGTTAATATCTAATGGTGAGAAGATTAAGGTTTGTTATTTGAAACTTCCAAATCCAATTCGGGAAAATGTAATATCCTACATTCAAAAACTTCCACCTGAATTGGGTCTTCATAAATATGTGGATTATGATGCGCAATTTGACAAAACCTTTATTGGTCCTATAACATCACTACTGGATATAGTAGGATGGAAAACAGAAAAAAGAGTAAATTTTGCAAACTTTTACGTGTAAATAACTTATGGAATATCTAAATCAAATAGTGAAAGAGATTGGCGGGGAATATACAAAACTCGCAAGTGATATTGAAGAAAGCGAAGTATTTGTTGATACTGGGTCTTATATTCTAAATGCTCTATTGAGTGGAAGTATCTACGGAGGTGTATCGGCGAATAAAATTACTACCTTTAGCGGGATGCAAGGATGTTGT